ATCTGCCGAACCACGAACATCCGAATTTTTGTATTTGTGTGTGCATATTCCAAATCCTGTAATATCATCACACCAGCAAACCTCTGCAAAGTAATCATGTTCTGAATCCAAACCAGAAAGGTACGGATAAATAAAACCATCCATAAGGTCATTTTCAAAAATAAGGTGATTGTACTTATCCCTTTTCCCTATACATTGGCAAATAGTGGATGGGTCTACTTCAATCATATTGGGAACATCATTTGTCATTCCCCATAGAATGTATCTTTTCTCCCAAATACCATATAAATACCCTTGCACCCATTCTCCGTTATCAATCCTCTTTGCCTTAAATAAATATCTATCTTCCATTTTCATCCTCCAATCTCATACCACAATAAGGACAATATTTTATACCATGAAGCACATTTCCAAATTGTATATACCATCCTTTTTTATCATCCGAATACTGATATTTCACAACACTAGCAAACTTACAGTTTTTTAGATGTTTACAATTATGCTCTTTCATAAATTCTAAATTGTTGCTCATATTTCCTCCTATTCTGCTTCTGATTGAAGCCATTCTTTCCAACATTTATCACATGCTGTTTTTTCACAACAACAATCGCATGGAACATCAATATACTGCGATGAAATACCGTATTCCTCTACCCCATTTAAAAACTCTGCCAATTCTTCATCCGACATTGCCCTAATTCTGTCTGCGTTAGTCATTGTTATCACCTCCAATTTCTATAGTAAGTAATTTTTCAGCCTTTGGATTGCCTAGTTTCAATTCTTTGATTTGAAATCTGTATTTGTAGGCATCCTTCCCAATCTTTTCAAATAATTTCTTTCTTGCTTTTGTTTTGCTTGGTTCACAAATACCAAATTGAAATTCTTTCTTTTTGGTGTTCCAGACACCATAGCGTTTCTTACGATTCATTCAGCACCTCTCAATTCTTTATTGTCTGTACCAATGTTTTGTCCCATCTGAAAACTCCACTTCGATTTTGCATGGTAAATTGAAATGTGCATTATATCTAGCGTCTGTGATTTTAACGCATTTGAGATGTTCTTTTTCGCACTTTAAAGCATCTGCCTTTTCACGATAATCGGTATGGCAAATATCACAAGTATATAATTCTTTCTTAGTCATTTTTTCCACCTCTCAATTCTTTTAAATATTTCTTGCGCTCTCGTCTAAACTTCTTGGAATACTTAGTTAGAATTTCGTTGATAGCTATTTCGTTGACTTGTGACTGCCCTATTGGGTCAACAACATACCAATTTTCTGGTAACAAATATTGAATAATAAAATGACGAAACTCTGCATCACTCATTCCAACACCATAGATGTTTTCTTTATCTTTTCTTACTGAATATTTCTCTTTGAAAAACTCACTAATTGTCATTCCATACCTCTCAATTCTTTCAGTTTTGCTTCTGCTTCGGATTTTGTGAGGAATACTGTTTTACCAATATCGCCAAAATCAATTTCTGCAGAAATTCCTTCAACATCAATGGTCAATCTTTTACGAATAAAAGCACCGTGATTTTCAGCTTCTGCATGATATTTCACCGATAAAACTTCCGAAGAGATTACTCTGTCATGATGTGCAAAATATACTATATCTCCAACCTTGCAAGGCAGTTTAACAAGTCTGCCTTGTCCCTCTGCTCTTGCCCATTCATCACATTTCTTTGCAATCCACTTATTTCGGTCAAGCCACTTCCCAAATTCTTCTTTGTCACTCAAAAAGTCACATGCTGCATTAGTCATTTTCTCTCGGAAAATTTCTTCAAAATCCTCATAATCTTTTAATTTAAAGTACACTTGCAGCCAGTATTCAGCATTATCAATCAATGTATGTATTTCTTTGTTGCTATTAGTCAATCTTTTCATTGTTTACTCCTTTCTACATTTAATCATCTAATCAACCTCCAAGGTTAGGCATTACGCATTCCCATACATAATCATCATATGCAGTTTCTTTATCCTCTTTTAAGTTACCGTTTTCAATAAGGATATATCTGCTAAATTCCATACCTCTTTCAAATGCTTGTATTTTTATATCCACATTGTATGCTTTGGATAATTCAATGTATGGTTCACTTTCTACATCCCAAGCTGCTTTAAACTCCACAGCAATACAGGCATTTCCATCTTTTCTTTTATAGACAATTATGTCGTTTGGCTCAACAAAGTTTCTGTGAGTACCTTTTATATATGCAGTCTTTTCAACATATATAGCTTTATCTTTTCTGTCTATCTTAATAGCTTCTTTTTCAAGTTCTTCTCGCATATCAAATTTTGGTTCTCTAATGATAACTAATTTCCAAACTTGAAGATTGTCAGCTATAAGATTAAATACATCTTCCTGCTTTCCTCTGATTTTTAACATTCCCTCGCACCAGTTCGGCATATCAATTCTCCTTTCTTACAATTCCATTAAGCTAATTGCCATTTCTCGAAATTTTGCAATCATTTTTGTATTTCTGCCACTTTCGTTCGTCAATCTTTTTCGCCCACAAATCTCGCTCATATTTTAGATGCTTGATAAATCCGTCAAGTGTATCAATATCACTAAAATATATTTCTGCTCTGACCGTAGACATTGACTGTTTTAATTCATCGTTGCTTACATTGTGACCTCTTGGAAATTTTTTCTTACTGTCCAAGATTGCAAACATCAAACCATTATTAAAATTTGGATGATGATATGCGGTTAAAATCTTTGTTCCCAAACCCATCATTATTGGATATTGTCTTTTTAACATTTATTTGCTCCTTTCTTAGTTTTTAGTATTTAATATTAAATCCACCATGTTCATTTACCCAATCAATAGCTTCGGCATAGGTAACGCCATTGTTTTTCAAGATGTAAAGCAGATTATGGAATTTGGGATGTGTTTCTTTCAGTCTTAAAAATCTGCTTTCTTTCTCTAAGTGGCAACCGAATCCGCATAGTACACAGCCTGTTCTTTGACAGCCTGTAGTTTTCAGTAATGGTCTTTCATTTTCAGAAATTCCAAAATCAGCAAATGACATCTGATTTTCACATTGCCCCATAGATTCGTAATCTGTAACTACTTCGCCATAAACTGAACATATTGGCAGATTATTTTCTTTAATGTAAAGCAACACATCCTGTTCTGTCCAAAATGACATGGGATTACTTGTTGGAATTTTCAAGTCAAATCCATTACAACCATTCTGTAGCCATTGAGAGGTTCTTAATTTGCTTTCGCTAGCCATTTGAGCTGTAATAGGCACTCTACCTGTATCTTTGTTGTATTGGTGCATAGGTTGTTTCTTCATTACCTTGCAACATTGATTAGACACTTCAAATGGTGCATTTAGCATAAACAGATATTTTGACCTATCGTACATACTGCCAAAATCTTCGCACTTAACACCAAATAACTGTTTTACTCTGATAGGTGCTTTCAGAATTTCACTAGGGATATTCCCCATCTTTAAATCTGTAAATGCTTTGTTTTCCTTGTCTGCTCTCCTGTCTATTCCTATCAAGTCGGCTATGCGATAAGCAAACGGAATCTCTGTCTGTCTGTCTGTCTGTAAGGATTCTAATGTATTTTCTGCTATCTGCAACACATCCTGATATTTCTTTTGAAAATAATGGAAATCCATACTTACTACAAACTTCTGCAAATGAAATTTTCGGTTTCAAAATTTCAAGGTTGTCAAATGTCTGCGCAAACTGTTTTAACTCTGGATATTGTGTCGGAACATCCACAAATACAAGTGAGATATTCCTATATCCACAGACATTTCGGACAATATCTACCAACACTGTACTGTCCTTGCCACCGCTAAACGAAAGATAAACACCATCTTCTCCAAACTCGCTTACCCAATCATCAATTCGCCTTTCTGTCATTCTTACTTTTGCAGACAATGGAAGTGCTTGCATCTGATAAAGGTCTGTAATTGTATGCCTATTTGCCATGTAATATCACTTCCTTTCTTAAATAATTTCCTTGTATAAATCTTCTTTCCCTTGCAACAATTGCCCTAAAATTGCAACAAGGACATTTACGACAATGGAATTCCCGGCTTGTTTGTATAACTGCGTATTTGAATTAACTTTTTCTGCCTTTTCAAAATCTTCATCCGAAAAGTCCATCAATCTCCAACATTCTTTTGGTGTCAGTTTCCTGATTCGGTATTGTGTTGCAACTTTTATTTGTTGTGTGCTGCCACCATTAACAGTAGTAATATTATGGCATAGTGCTTTTTCATCGTACACTGTGTTTGATTGATGCTGACCGGTCCCATTATCCATAAATCCTAACTGGTTAGGCTTTTCCAACACCAAATTGTCTTTCTGCACACTCGTCAAACAATTGCTTGTGCCATTGGTATTTACTTCAAGTGTCTGTTCCAACTCAATTCCCGGTGTACGGTCTGATTGGTTTGTTGGATTGCGGCCACGCATTGCTACGCAAATGTAATTGTCCTTTTGAACCGTACTTAATGTATTTGTGCAACCATCACTTCTCAACTCTGGTTGCCTATGTTCATTAAATCCGTGTTCAATTTCGTGGCTTTCATATTGTTTTCTCAATGCCTTACCTTCTTCCGTTCTAACCATACGGATTGAATTTGCTTCTACAATCATTGGTTCCCTCATGCCTCCCTGCATAGTTGTAAGAGACGATGCGATACAGTCTTTATCCCAAACATTTCCAGCAAATCCAGACCTCTATCTTCTCCGTATAAATTACCAAGTCTTTTAACTTCATTCATCAAAACAACTCCTAAATCGTGTTTTTCAGCCTTGACACATCGGAAGATACTACCCCCCCCGATAATGCCTTTCTGAAAACTGTCTGAAACTTCTGTATAAATACTTCCTATTGGTTCCATTCAATCACTCCATTGGTTCCATAGTTATTTAACCCTTTATAATCTCTTGACATAAGCGTTGATGATACGTCAATTTTTTGTGCTTGTGGTTCTAATTGTTTATCAACCATTCCTTTCAACAATACAGTTTCCGTCTGACCGCAAGTTTGAGATTCCTGCGTCATATCTTGCCTTAATGCAGTTTCCGACTTGCTTTTCTCTTGGCTCGTTAATTGTTCCGTCAACGCATGTCTGCTCTGCTCTGCTCTGCTCTGCTCTGCTCTGCTCTTAGCAATTGTATTTGGAAGTGTTCCGTTGTCAATCAATTTCTGTATCAATTTTTGCGATTTTTCATTATTGATGTAATACTTATCTTCAACTTCATCTTCCAGATAATCTTTCATCACTTTTTGCAATTCAATAGGATTTGGAAATGTAAAGTTATAATCGCCTAAAATACTAACCATAAAACAACGATTTCTATTTTGAGCAACACCATAATTCTTTGCGTTTAAGTCCTGCCAATAATTTGAATAACCCTTGCTTTCAAGAAATGCTATCCATTTTTGAAAATCGTCCATATTTTTCTTACTATGTACTTGCGGTACATTTTCCATAAGAAGAACTTGTGGTAAATTATCAACCTCATTCAGCAACCGTTCTACTTCCCACAATAGTCCGGATCTTGTACCGATACCTTTAACCATTCCCTTTTGCTTACCGGCAACCGATAAATCTTGACAAGGAAACGAGTAAGTAAGTAAGTAAGTAAAGGTTTCAGTGTCAACTATTTCCAAATCAGAACCGCTTATTTGAGTTATGTCTGTAGGCTCAAAATCTGTTCCGTGAATTGCGTTGTAACTTTTGATTGCATATTTATCAAATTCAACAACTTTGTAATGTTCAAAGTCTGCTGCTAATCTTTTAAGTGCCATAGCTTGCGAACCTACTCCGGCAAATAATTCAATTAAACGAATTTTGTTATTTATTTCAAAATTTCTTCTAAATACAGAAAAAATATTTAATTGTTCATTCATATCGTCACCTGCTATCTATGTTTGATTTAAACAACTCTTCCACATATAAGTCCATTGAATGGCACAACTTAACGCAATTTCCGTGTGACGCATGATTTTTCCATGCATTGTATTTCTCATAAAATTTTATTTCAGTCATTCTTTCGGACTTAATGAGTTTTACCCACTTTCTTATCTTTTTACGGATTTTTCTCTTGTTTTCACCTTTTAGCCTGCGTATATACTTTCCATCCTTAGTTATGTAGTGGTGGAACCCCAGAAATGGTATTCCACACTTGAACGGAACAATTTGCGTTTTACCGTTTAGTGTCAAACCAAGGCTTTCTACAAACTGATTTATGCAATCAAGACACCATTTCAAATATTCCTTGTCTTGGTGTATCAAATAGAAATCATCCATATATCTTCCATAAAGATTGATTCCAAACTCGCCAGTAACCATATGGTCTAATCCGTCAAGCATAAGCAAAGCATATATTTGAGCCACTTGATTTCCTAATGGCACCCCGATACCATCTGTGCTATCAATAAGCAAATGGTTAAGCCACATTGTGTAACTGTCCGGAAAGTAATAGTCAACTATATCTTTTAATATCTCGTGGTCGATACTATAAAAGAATTTAGTTACGTCACATCTCAAAATCCATCCATCTAACTTGTGTTTTTGGTAAAACTCTAACATCTGTTTTTTCAGACAATCCATGCCGAACAATGTTCCTTTGTTTTTCTGCCCGGCATAGTTTGTCTTGATAAACTGGCTTTCCAGTCTTGGATGTAAAATCGTATCAGACAAGCAATGTTGAACAACCTTATCCTTAAACGAACAAGAACGTATCAATCGTTCTTTAGGCTCGTAGACCTTAAATTCGTTATATGGATTCATCTTGTAGGTTTTGTTTTTCAACTGCTCTAGCAAGATATGAACGCCATCCAGGCTCATTGTTTGGAATCTAGCACAACTTTCATTGCGCCTTTTACCTGCCTTAGCACGTTTATAAGCGTTATAAAGGTTCTCAAAATTGCATATAATACTTTTATCATCCATAATATAAACTCCTTTGTATTTATCCTTTTAGGAAAGGTCATGTGCTTTTCTGTATCTTTCTCTGATTTCGGCTTAATGCCTACTCTAACTGTCTGTTTGTCACAGAATGGGCGCACGCCGTTGTTGTTGTTGCAATTGTTGTTGTTGATGTTGCCGGACGGCGAAACAACCGATTAAGCAGCGCATAACCTATGATTTTATCTTTCTTTGTCTTTTGTTCTCCATGCGATTGCCATATGCTTTACATCGCATACCATTTTCGACCAATGACCGACACATTTTATGTTGATTAGTCCTAAACTGTTTGATAACTCTATGTAATACAAGAGTTCATCACAATGTGTTATTGCTCTTGTCTGCAACTCTAATCGTTCTCTCTTATATGCTTTTATATCTGTCCTATTTGCTTCAAGCAAACATTCGTAGATTTCAAGCGACTTGTTCTGCATCTTGTCCACAAGAGAAAATCTAAATTTCTTTGGATAGTGATTACAATTCGACGTCTTTTCCAAAGTGTACTTTGCTAAATCTTTTGCTTTTAGAATTACAGTAAGTTCTTTACTTGCCATTATCATCACTCCGATTCAAAGAGATTAGGTGAAAAGATACAAAGCGGGCGCACGCAGCCGTTGCCGATGCGGCAATAGTTGAAGTCGATGCTGCCGGACGGCGAAACAACCGATACTTGCGTTTCATATCCGTTGCAAGGTGTACTCCAAGGAGTGAGCAGCCACCACCACTTGTCAATGTTAGGAATCAACTTTCTGTATTGTCTGTAATCGTCAACAGAAAGAAGAGATACATAATCCGTGCAATCTCCATATTCATTCTGTCCATCAAGAGATAATAAATCTCTTCCAAACGGAAGAATATTTTTTTCCATAATCTCATCAGCAATTTTCTTATAAAAATCGTTATTGAGATATTTACGCAAACTACTTGATTTCCAATTATTTGTTTCCGAATCAAAAGTTCTGCTTTCCTCTAATACATCTGAAAGACAAACATATCCGCAAGGTTTGATGTCAAGGATTCTCCATTTTGTTCCGGCAACTTCAAAATAATCGCCGACTTTCAATCCAGTAAGCCGTTCTTTCATATTTTCACTTTCCAATTTATCAATCCGCTTTTCAAGCATTTCAACTCTTTTTTCTAAGTCCATATTATTCTCCTTTCGATACAAAGATATTAGATTTTAAGATACAGAATGGGCGCACGCCGCGGAAGTTGCTGCAACCGTTGCTGATGACGCCGCCGGACGGCGAAACAACCGAAATGTAATACTCCCATCCTCTTTCAGCAGTAGACCACGGAGTAAGTGTCCAATAGTAATCTGGCAAATCTTCATTCACAAGCAAATCATTGTATTCTCTTGCTTCGTCAAAAGTAATAGGGCGAATGTCGCAAATACAATCATTAAACTCGCTCTGATTGTCAACACTTGTCAATGCTACAGAATGTTCAACAAGGTTTCCGGCACCTATATTTTCTAAAATTATAGGTCTGATTTCTTCTTCAATATACCGTTTCAAAGCAGATTTGTTATAATCTTTTGTATTTTTGTCGAACTGAACATTTTCCGCCATAAGATTTTTGGAGATTACGTTTGTCGTTTCGTAATTCTGCTCCAAAACAATAAATTCATGTTCTCCAATCATAAATGTTTCGCCCGGTTTCAATGAACCCAAAATAACCTTTTCCTTTTTCTCTTCGCTCTTCAAAATTTCAAGAGCCTTTTCAACTAATTTAATTGCTTCTTTCATTTCAATACCTCCGTTGATTTCAATTTTTTACTGCGATTTTGCACATCATTAAAAATTGCAAAAATAATCTCATGCGATAATTTAGTTGCATATTTTTCTCCTATTGCAATGCCAGTTTCTACAAACTCTTTCCACCAAGAATCATCATCTTCCGGGTAGTAATATTTCTTACGCCAATTCCAAATATCAGTCCACATATGCTGTTCTTCTGGAATCTGCGATGCATTTACGCTTCCCATATAAACACCACCTAACTAAATATTGAATTATCGTAGTCCTCGACAAATCCACCGCTTTCATTATCCCAACCAAGACAAATATTCAAATCATCGTGGTCTCCGTAGATTCGTTTGGACTTTTCATCGTAGTGTACTTTCCAACCTCTGTATGAAGTTCTTCCAAATACACGATTTTTAGTAACCGAAATTATTCTCGGATAATTTTCCATCGTATTCTCATCTTTATTTACGTTGTAGTGAATAATCACTCCTGCCGAATTGACAATATCTGAATCCCCACGAATCGAATCGTCCATATCTTCATCATCAATTCCGCTATCTTTCCTCTTGTGTGCAACTAAGATAATACAAACATTGTAAAATCTAGCCATATCCTCTAGTGCGTTTGAAACTTCGCTCTGTGCTTCTAACTTACTTCCCTTAACTCTTGTTTTGTTTATCATTGTCATTAAATTGTCAATCACAATAACTCTCGCATTTTGGCTTACTATCATACGTTCAATCGTATTTAGCAAGTCAGTATCTTCATCTTTAACCATAGTGCGGTCGTAAAGCATACATTTTCCACGATACCACTCTACAATCTTATCTTTTGCAGATTTCCGAACGTAACGCTTTATGTAATCTCTCCTATCTTCTTCCACTACATTTGCCGGTCCAGCAATTTGAAAATCAATCGCAGCCTTAAAAAGATAGTTTGGCATTTCTCCGGAATATACAAAAACATTGTCACCTTTGTTTAATGCTCTTGTTATAATCTGTCCTACGAAAGTTGATTTTCCTTTGCCTGATTTCCCAGTAACGATAGTAACAACACCAAATGGGATTCCTCCGCAAAGCAAGTTATCTACATCCGCAACACCGGTCGGTATCTTCTCAATGCTGTATGGGTCAAGCTCCTTTACGTCTGCCAAATCAATCACATTGTCAATTGGCAACTTAACCGATTCTTCAACGCATTTCCTAACCTGCTCTGCTCCGTATTTGAGAAGTATCTCGTTAGCGTCCTTGCAGTCTTTATAATTATCCTCTCTGACGTGTTCTACACTGTCTTTTAGACGTTTTGCAAGTTCATCCAACAAAGATATTGATCCTTTCTCAAAATCTCCAAAAACGATGATTTTTTTCCATTTGCAAAGCCAATCCCAACAATAGGGAATCCATGTAAATCCTTTGGCGCCGGTTGGAACTGACACTGCGTTTGGTATTCCTGCCGTAGCAACTGCTAATGAATCAAGCTGACCTTCTACCAAAATGAGCGTATCAAAACTATCATCACATTGTTTCATTCCAAACAATATCGGCTTTGTGCTTGCTTCGCACCACTCCTTGTTGGCATCCTTTGCCTTATCAAAATCCGTTTTTCTGTACTTGACAAATTGCAGTACGCCTTTTTCGTCATAAAACGGAAAGACAAGAATGTTTGGATGACTAGTCTGTACGGTAATTTCGTACTTTTTGGCAACTTCTTCGGATATACCACGGCTTTCCAAATACTGAATTGCTTCCGGCTTTGGTTTGATTGCTTCCTTGGGTTGTTTCAACCGCTTGTATCTTTTCTTTGGACGGTAATACTCGTCAACCTCGTTGCCAAGCGAAAAATCAAAGTCCTTTGAAAGCGTTACCATGTTGCCTGATATTCCACAACTGGCTCTTAAGCACTTAAACTGTCCAGTTTTAAGGTTTATCGAAAACGTGCGAACATTTCCTCTTGTGGCTCTTGGCTTGCAATAAGGGCAAGTCTTAAAAAACAGTTCGCCACCGTGTTCCTTAACCTCAATTCGAACATGACGAGCAAAGTTGTAAGCATCATCTGGATTAAACTCGTAAACTTTATATCGCATTACCAGTCTTCACCTACTTCCTCTTCCTCAACTTCCGGAACAACCTCTTCCGGCTCTGCTCTAGGCTGCGCAATCTTTGGAGCATTTTGAAGATAACTCTCAAACTTCGTTCCAAACAAAGTTTCTGGTCGCAAATATTCTTTCATCTTCTCATCTGATTTCCAATCGTTGCATTTACTGTCTATTACACGTTTGAAATCTTCCATGCTGAATTTTTCTTTAAGCCTTGCATTGATAAGGCTTTGTGTCTTTTTGGTACTGTATCTGTAACTTGCACCAGTTTTTTCATTCAAGTAATCAATGATTTCTTTCACCAAAGAAGTGTCCGTCGTGCTTTGCTCGACAATATCACTTTTCTTTTCTTCTCTTACCTTATCTTCTCTATGTTCCACTTTGTTATCAACTTGGTTACAATCTGTTTCCGAATAGTTGTCAGTGTGTTTCACTTCTGTGTAATTCTTGTTGTCGCTCTTACTACAATTTGGGTACATCTTGCCACATTTTAAGGTGACTCTCGACCTCTCATCTGTATACAGTGTTGGCGTGTACCTGTCCTTTGCAATTGAGTTGTGCAGAAACCAATGTTTGATAAGTACCACGTTAGAGTTTTCAAACGTGAGTATGTATCTCTTCCTTTCAAGAATTTCAAGGTCTTTTGGAGTTGCCTGGCATTCTCTTACAATTCGGTTTGGAGCATCTACAAATCCATCATCATCGGCTCTCATGCACAGATGAAAAAACAATCCTTGTGCAGTTAATGGCATATCCAAAAACACATCCGAACTAATCAATTTTCTTGAAAACATCCGCTTGTCAGCCATTCGTTTCAACTCCTTTGATTAATAATTCAACAACTTTTTCTCCTGCATTTCTTGGCGAACAAAAAACAAACTTAACGCCGTATTTCTTCTCCATAGTAATCATTGCCTTTGCCAACGTGGAACCGGCGGTAGGTCTTGCTTTTGGCAACTTTGTTGTTTTCCATTTACCAATCCGATGCATATACGCAATTTTGTTATATCGGTGAAGTCGTGGATTGTCCCACTTAAAAACATCTTCAATGGATTTGATTCCATCTTCGTTTTCTACCAATACATAAAGTTTGATTCCGTTGTTTTGAGCAAGAATACACTCATCACGAAATCTTCCATGCTGACGTCCGCAGATGTTTCCTACAATCTCCTGCATATCTTTCTTAGTATCTACAGATACATCATAAGTTCCAAGGAAATCCATCTTTTTAACTTTCATTCCTCTATCTTCCTTACGTGAAATAACATCAATAGATTTCTCGTTAGCAATTATGTAATCACCAACCGGAAGCGGAACTCTTTTAACCTCAATGTTGGAATCGGTCCAGTAATGATGTTTTTTCAAATGCTTTCCGCTCTGCTGCCCCTCATCTTCAAAAATAACCAT